GATGGTTTCAGACCAGATAGTTTCAGACTAGATGGGATAGGGGATCAGGATCAGAGATCAGGATCAGGATTAGATTAGGCTTGGTTACGGCATGGTGGTCTAATCCTGATCCTGATCTCTGATCCTGATCCCCTATCCCATCTAGTCTGAAACTATCTGGTCTGAAACCATCTGATCCCCTAAACAATCTGTGGCGTATGGCAGCGAGCCTCGAGCAGGCAGTGAAGCAGCCGCCCGAGATATGCGGTATAGAGTGCACTCCGCCCCCCCAACTCTCTTCATTCTTCAATTTGCCAAGCAACAAACAAGTCACACAACATGATCACCACCGTCAACCATCACAGTACTCACCAATATAGCATGTATTCGACCAGTGTTATGAATGATATAAAATGCTCTACCCTAGAGATCGGCCATATCTAGAAGAGTCTGCATGTCGGCTTCGCTTAACTCAGTGACGATGGACGCTTCCTCATCCACCTCCGTACTCTCGACCACGTTGACTTCGGTAGCCGCAGGATCAGGCAGCTGGAATGTTGCGCCGTTCAGGCGTGCCATCTCAGCATCTTCCGGGAACGTGTATTGCGTGAACCGACGGAGTAGTGGGTTGACGTCAGCCGCTGAAGTAAAACACTGCTCGATGGTGTAGTTGGAGAGCACAATGATCTTCTTAGGTCGTATCTTCGATAGAGTACCACCCTTGATTTCTCCAGTGAACGGGTATCGATCACACCAAATCTTGAGCTGGGAGCCGGTGCACTCATTCTTCGGACTCCATTCTTCTATAACCACCACTTCTTCTCGTTTGTAGCCGTCCCACCATTTGTTGAGTTGCTTCTGGTAATGGGTAGGGTATAGTTCCCAGACCAGTCTGGACTTGCCCGTTCCCGTTCTTCCCGTCCACCATTCATGCTCGAGAACACCTTCAAGAATCTCTGTCGTCGGGCGTGAGATGCTCTCAAGTCTTGGCAGCTGTTGCAAATACACCTTGGGGTAGTTGGTCTTGACCCATTCGAGATCTCCGAGCTCTGCATGCTTGATAATGCTGAGGAAGGCTTCTTTTCCTTTTTCTCCGCACTCTTGTTTGCTGAGAGGCTTGTCTCCGAGTTCGGTGAAGTCTCCGTCTTTCTTGCAGTAATCCACCGCTTGCGCAATTGACCCCAGGCGTTTCTCCACATGCCACCCAGGATACATGTTCTTGACGGAGTTGAAGTCGCGTTTGTTGGTGAAGTGGATGTAGCCTTGGAGGTGAGGCGTTCCACTCTCTCCCACCTCTCGTCCAAAGATGAGGTATCGGAACTCGAGGGCGAGTAGATGAAGCTGAGCGTCCTCCGCGGGATTGTTGATGGTGAAGCAGTAGCCATAGGCGCGACGTCTTCCAGTTCCCCAGGGTTGAAGTGTTCTTGTGCCTGCTGACGCTGGAGGGATGGTGACCATGACGGAAGGTGGCTGAAGGTGTTACGGATGTCGTTTGTGGTGTTGAGCATTTACTATCTGAGCGCAACACAACCTCTTGAGGAGATGTTTCCGACAGACGGCAAATTGAGAAGTGAGAAGCATTTAGGATCTCCAAAAAGCATTGGCCCAGCAAGGAGCGAAGCGACGCTGCAACTAGGATGATCTAAACCCGTGAACGAAGCGTAGCGGAGTGATCTGCGGGGGCGCCGAAGGGGCGCCCAGCCAAGCGTAGCGCGGCTGGTAACATACTCCTCCAATGTAGGGTCCTGAGAGCGCAGGGCGGTCACGTAGTGGCCCCCGTAGTCGTAGTATTACCAGGACCCTATAGGGACAGTCCAAAGACTGTTCCTTCTATTTTTTCCCCTTCCCCTACTTCAACTTCAACTCGGCCCTTTAGGGTGTACTTGTGCATCCTAGTAGACCTTGGTTGTTGTTGGAGTTCTATGCTCTCACTTTCCAATCGGACGAGTAGTGCGCAAGTGCTACGACCATTGGAAATATCAGAGTTATGGCTTATCGTCGTTTTTCGTCTTATAGTTCTTTCCGCGGGCGGCCTCGGGCGCGTGCTCGTACTCGTACTGTGTTTCGCGCACGTCCTCGCGCTCGTGCTCCGGCTCGCCGTAAGGCTCCTGCTCGTCGTCGCGCCGCCGCTCCTAGAGCTAGTGCGGAGAGTAAGATGTCAGCTCATGATCGTAAATTCATTCATTCGCAGATTGATCCATTTGATGATGAGGTGACTGGTGTCAAAATTCCGGATGCGAATGCAATGCCTTCGTTGACGATGAAAGCGGAGGATTATTTTGCTCCTACGTTGGCAGTTTTGACAACGTGTAATGCCTGGGCAATTAATGTAATGCCAGGTGTTATGTTAGTGGAAGCAACTGGAAGTGCTTCCAATACATGGACGTGGCAGGCAGCTTGGGCTGGTTCCACGGCGTCTGGAAAGACAACTGCTATGACTACGGAGAATGCAGCGTATCGTCCAGTTGCGCAGGGTTGTCGTTTAACGTGCGGTCTTGCGCCTAATACGATCACGGGGTTTGTTCATTTGGCTCTGTATATTAATTCAGAGTATGGACAGACTACGTGGGATCTTCCAACCTCTGTTGCTCAACTGGCGAATCTTCCTGGTTATAAGCGTATTCCTCTTAGTCGTTTGACGTCGGAGGGAATTACGATTGTGAACAAGGCTTTGGATTGTACAGCTCAGCGTTATGTGGATTCAAACAGTGCAAGTGTTGCTCCATCTAATGCTGCGTACAATGAATTTCATATTCCAAATCAATGGGCTACTATTGTTGTGGCGGTGGATAGTGTACCTGTGGCTTCTTCGCCTTTGGCGTTTGAGGTAGCCACTCATTGGGAGACGTTGCCTCGTCCTGCGAGTGTCAATGTTGCTAGACAGGCGGCGGCGTATTCTCCTCAGGCTTTGGGAGCTGGATCTGCTGTTGGTGCGAAGGCTGATCCTGTGTTCTTGGATTCTACTAAGGGGACCCGTATTCAGCAAGGTCTTCAGGCTGCTGGAAAGGGTGCTGCGAAGGTTGCTGGTATTGCAGGTAAGGGCATAGGTCTGGGCGCTCGTGGGCGTAGCCTCTTTGGAGCTGTGCGAAACGCAGCGGCGGGTGCTCGGGCTGGTCGTGTCCTTGGTCCCGCTGGTGCCATTGCTGGCGCCATTGGGGGCTTTGTTTCTAGTGTGAAACAACCTGGCAATGTTACAGATTTTAATATTGGTTCGTCGTTTAATAAGGGAGCCGCTAAGCATGATGTTGATATGGCTGGCTCTTGGGTTTGATTTAGGAAGGCTCAAAGAGAGGTTTAACCTCGCGATTGATCCAGCGGAGCGTGTCCGTATCAGACGCCAATACTGAAGAGTCTTTTTGGAGTAATTATTTAGTTAAAGGGAAGGGGGATTTGACATCGCACCCTAAGTATAAGGGTAGATTGGCAAAGGAGGAATCTTATGTTCCGGGTGTTTTCGGGATGGGTTATTCAGAGATGTCTTTATAGAGTATTGTAAGGCTAAGGAGTAAGCGCGTGAGCGAGTCGACTGTTTGCTCCTGCCAAAATATATTCTTGTTTCTGTTATTTGTTTGATCTGTTATCTAGTGTTCCTTAGTCAGATATCAGTTAATTGTTATGTAGTTAGTATCTAGTTCACTCGGCGGATGTTCGACGGACCTACTCCGAAAGTAAGTTCGTCGCCCCAAGTGTCGTCTTGGGCATCTTCCATGACTTCATCCGATTCGAGATCGGTGTCATCTTCGTCGTCGACGGCTCTAGCCACACTTCCGTACGCTTCCGCAATGAGCGGATTCGCCGAGAAGATCTGGTTGAGCACGGCCCAGACACGGTCGTTGTTGTTCCAGAGCATGTTTTGAGCTTGCTGGCTATCACGAAGTGTCATTTGTAGGTCTTGAGCTTGGAGGTAGAGACGTTGGTTGCGTTCCTCGAGTTCATTGCGTTGGCGAGTCGAGTCATTGTAGAGTTCTTCAAAGGTATCGGCGCGTCTCTTGTAGTAGAGCATCATTTCCATCATTACGACTGGATCGAAGTCCATCGCTTCCTTGGCGACGTTCTTGTCGAAGGCTTGACGGTCGGTGCTCATGTTGTGTGGACTTGTTTGTTGCTTGGCAAATTGAAGAATGAAGAGAGTTGGGGGGGCGGAGTGCACTCTATACCGCATCGAGGGCGGTCTGCGAACTAGCCGCGAAGAGGCGAGCTAGCCACGCCCAGAAGGTTTAGGGGATCAGATGGTTTCAGACCAGATAGTTTCAGACTAGATGGGATAGGGGATCAGGATCAGAGATCAGGATCAGGATTAGATTAGGCTTGGTTACGGCATGGTGGTCTAATCCTGATCCTGATCTCTG